GCGCGCGGCGATCGCCGCTGGTCGCGACCCGCTGCGGTGGTTCTCGCACGTGGAGGCGACGCCGGACAAGCGACGCGCGCCGCAGTTCGTTCGCGAGAACCGTGACTACCCGCGCCGCATCATGCTGCGCCATGCTCCACTCTACTCGCGCTCCGGCTGGGGACGTGCCGTGGCGTGCGGGAGCGTGTCATGATCACCGCGAAAGTCTACCTCTGGATCGGTATCGTGGCGTTCGCGATTCTGCTCGGCGTCGGCGTCTGGGACTGGACCGCGAGCGGCTTCAGGCGCAGTTCGACGCCGGCGTCGCGAAGGCGCAGAAGGAGTGCGAGGAATCCAAGGCCGAAGCCGAGGACCAGGTCGCCGACGACGTCGCGCAGAAAGAAGCCGCTGCGGAGGCCGCTGCCGCCGAGCGTGAGAAGAAGCTCGACGAGGCGCTGGAGAAGATCACGCAAGCCTCCAGCACTGCCATCACTCTCTACAGGAAATCGGTCAATGAACTTTCGACTCTTGCCAATGGTTGTCGCGTTCCTGCTGGCCGGATGCGTGCCATCAACGAAGCCCTGGGTCATGCAGCCGCCGCCACCGAAACTGACGTGCGAGAAGTGCGCGGACAGTGAGTGTCCCGACGTGATCGCGCCCGCTGTTCCCGTCGACGATCAAGGCGAAGGCGATCCCGACGACGTCGGCGATGCAGTGCTCGTCGGCTCGGGAACGTATCGTCGTTGTCGTGAATGCGCAATCGCGCATGAACGATGCCTCATCGACGAGACACGTGTCGGTCGCATTCGCTGGTGAGCGGTGAAGAACGCGGCTGCGCCAGTGGCCAGCCGCCGAGGCCTGCGCCAGCCGGTGCCGGCGTACCTATGCAGGCGCGCCTGTGCGCCCGTACCGGCTGGCTCGCTGGGCGATCGCTGGTGGCCATAACGACCGGGTACCCTTGGCGCAGGTACCGGGTACCCTGCCAAACGAGCCCTGCGATCGCCCTGCGAGCCGGGTAACGACCCTGGGAGCCCGCTGGCACCGGCTAACGCGCCCGGTGCGCCTGTACCGGCCTGCCGGCCGGTACGCCCGGTGCGCCTGTACCGGCCTGCCAGCGGCCAGCGCCAGCGGGCGTGCAGCGAGCCCTAAACGCATCGCGCCGGCACTGAGGCCGGCGCGATGGTGTCACGTGGAGCGCGGTGCGGTACAGGTCATTCGTCGCGCAGCCTGTCGCGCAGTTCCCCCAGCTCCTGTGCGAGCTGCTCGATGCCACTGGTCAACTCGTTCGCGCGGTCCAGACAGGCCTCCACGTCGTGCGTGGTCTGCTCGTTCGCTTCGGTAGCGGACGAGTCGCGCGCATCGTCGACTTCGGCTTCGTCGTGCTCGATGAGCCAGTCTTTGAACTCAGAGTTCATGCGAGCCCATTCCTCCGGCTCCCACTCGCGAGCCAAGTTCTTCAGTACGCGCTCCAGTCGCGGCGAGTCCACGGTGCTGATCGCGTCGCTCAGCGTACTCGTGCCGAGATGCTCGACGATGGCGTTCAGCGAGGACTGCGCCAGACCGCGAGCCAGCGCGGTGAAGAACAAGTCGCGGTTCGTGTCGTTCGCAGTGACGCCTGTCCGATTGATGATCGACGCGACGTACGCGCCCATCGTGCTGAACGGGTTGGTACGGTCGGTGTTCACGTTGTCGGTGGTGTTCATGTTGTCTGCTCCTGGTGAGTGCTGTTCAAAGGTCGTTGTTGGCGCGGCGCAGTGTGGCCGCGTACAGGTCGCCAGCGGTGATGCCGAACTTCGCGGCGATCATGGCGCTGACACGTTCGTCTTCGCGGTTGCGACGCTTGTCGTGGAACTCGTCGGACCATTCGCCGTGATCGAAGCACGAGTCGGCCTCCTCGGCGTCGTGGATCTCGCGCCAGATCGGCTCCATGATGCGACTGTACGACCGCGACGCGGTGCGCAGCATCCAGAGCACTTCGTGGCGCAGGTAGTGCGAACACACGATGGTGCCGCCGAGAATGTTCACGGTGGTGAAGCTCGGGCCGAGGGACGCGGCGAGTTCGTCGGCCTCCTTCTTCGTGAGCAGCATGGCGCGGCTGAGTGTCTCGCGCAGCGCGGTCACGTCGTGGAGGTCGCGACGCATGGTGCGGATGTTGGCGCGCAGGGCCGGCACGTTGCGAACGGTGGTGCGAGTCTTCGTGGTGTTCATGTTGTCTGCTCCTAGTGTTGGGGTCGTCGGTGCCGCTGCCACCGGGTTACGATGGCAGAGCCATCGTAGCATCTTTCACATCGCTGCAAGCGCGCGAGCAGCGGTGCAGCCGAGCGCCGCAGTGCTGAAAACAAGCTCCCAGCGATCGCCTGTCACGCTACAGGCGCGGCGCGTGCCGGTGGTACGGGCGCAGGCTGCTACAGGTGCAGCCGCTACAGGCGGGTGCAGGTTGCTACAGGTGCAGCCGCTACAGGCGGGTGCAGACTGCTACAGGTGCAGCCGATACAGGTGCAGCCGATACAGGTGCAGCCGCTACAGGTGCAGCCGAGTGCGAGCGCCGAGGCCTGCGCAAATCGCAGGCAAAAAGAACCCGGCGCGGGGCCGGGTTCAAGGCAACGGGCGACCCGTTGCGGAGCAGAACGTTTCGCGTCACACGAACTTGATGAGGCCGCGCTTCTCGAGCTCGCGGAAGAAGACAGCGGTGCCGTAGAGCGCGCTCTCGGCGCGGACCGCAGCGGTGCTCGTGTGCTTGGACAGGATCTTCCACGCACCGTGACGACCGGTGCCTTCGCGGAACGGGTTCTCCTTGGACAGGACCCTGTACTTCTGGTCACCGCCGCGCGTGCTGCCGCTGTCGGCCTTCTTGGGCGACGCGCTCTTCGTCGCGGTCTTCTTGCCACGCGGCTCGTCGGCCTCGACCGGCTTCTGGCCGGTCTTCAGGCCGGACTTCACGGTGGCGTTCGCTTGGGTTGGCCGGCGACGATTCGCCGGTCCGTTCATTATACAGGCTCTTTCCCTGAAGAGGCAATCATCGCAGAAAGTCCCTGTTTTCAGTCACATCCGCGACCTACCCTGCTCGAATCCTTCTCGTCTGTGAAGACGCGCCAGTGCCGCCAGCCGCCGGGACAGTGGAATCCCCATTCCCGCACTACAGGTCCCGTGAAGAACAGAGTCCAGCAGCCGCGCTCCACCTCCAGCCGGTGCGCAGTGCTCGGCAGCGCGCAGCGCACTGCTCCCGCCGTGTAGGTGTGGCGCACGTGGATGCCGCCAGCGGCGATGCGATGCTCGGTGTACGTGCCGGCCAGCATCCACGAGCACCAGACCCACGGGTGATCGTGCAGCGCGCGATCGTCGTCGCTGCGAATGAACTGGTGTAGGTACACGTTGAAGAACCTGTTCCTCGGGATGATCCACCAGCGGTACAGGTACGGTTCGTCGCCGCCCACGACGTAGTCCGGTGGCCGATGGAGCGCCACGCGAAGAAGCGCCTGCGCAGCGGAGCGCCATGCGCGCGCTCCACTGCTGCGATGACCTGCCTCACCGACGCGCCGCGCCCGTAGCCGCAGTTCAAGACCTCGCTGCTGCCGCCGTCGCGCAGGTACACCAGAGCAGCGAGGTGAGCGCTCGCGATGTCCTCGACGTGTATGTAGTCGCGGACAGCGGTACCGTCTGGCGTGGCGTAGTCGGTGCCGAAGATGCCGAGCTGATCGCTCTTGCCAGCCGCTACTTCGCAGGCGCGCTTGATGAGGTGCGTGGCGGTCTTCGTGCGCTGACCGATGCGCGCCTCGGGGTCGGCACCGGCGACGTTGAAGTAGCGTAGCGCCACGTACCGCAGATCGTGCGCCACGGCAGCATCGCGCAGCATCCACTCCGTCATGAGCTTGGAGCGCCCGTACGGATTGCTCGGTGCCGTGGGAGTGTCCTCGCTGGCGACGCCATTCGGCACGTCGCCGTAGACCGATGCCGTAGAGGAGAACACCACGCGCTCCACGCGAGCAGAGACGCAGGCCTCCAGCAGTCTGCGCGAAGTGCAGGTGTTCGCACCGTAGTACCGCAGCGGCGAGAACACCGACTCGGGCACGACGATCTTCGCCGCCAGATGCATGACGGTATCCACGCGGTAGTCCACCAGCACGTCGCGCATGAACTCCGAGTCACCGCAGTCGGCGAACACCGGATAGCCGCCGAGCAACGACTCGGCGAAGCCAGTACTCAGGTCGTCGACTACGACCACGTCTTCGCCAGCCTCGACGAGCTGCTTCACCACGTGACTGCCGACGTAGCCGCAGCCGCCAGTCACCAGAACGCGTCCACGATTGCTCATGGCCAGTTCCTCAGCGGTCCTGGTTCACGTAGCCTGCGCCCGGTTCGGCGTCGGGCGATGCGCCAGCCTTGATCGCGTCCAGCCGACGCTCGTGCCGCTGCGCATCCTCCAACAGTACGCCGAGCACTCCCTGCGCCTCGCGCAGTTCGTCGAGCGATTCCCACGACGCCAGTAGACGCACGAGCTGCGCCTCGTTCGGGTCCAGTCGGTTGTCGGCGATGAACGCACGTACGCCACGACCGGCGTGGACGAACCGCGAGCCGATGGGATGCACGCGCCGCATCTGGACAGCCTCGATGAGCTTGACGAGGAAGTGCGAGGCCTTCATCAAGTCTTGGAGCCCGTTCTTGCGCCGCCACCGCGTCACGTACTTCGTGATCTGCCCCTCGAGATAGCGGTTCTCGAGGTGCTCAATCACGAAGTCCCAGTGCTGATAGCCGGTGCGATAGTGCAGACCGCCGACCTGCGTATCGTTCGCCTTCATTACACGAGCTCCTTCTTGCAACGGTTGCCGAGCCACTGAAGACAGGCAGCACGCCAGTCGTCAGCCTGAATGCGGAGTGCTTCGTACATCGCTTCTTTCATGTCGCCGCTCCTGTACTGCCTCCACGAGTCGTGCATCGGCGCAGCAACGTCTCTGAAAAACGGAAGTCGAAGCTCGCGGTCCTTCATGACCTGGTCCACCGGCGTACCGATCACGCGATGTACCTCGTGTTCGAACAGATCCATGAACTGTTCGCGCGGCGTCCCCGCCGGTCTTAGCGGCACCATGCGCGGCAGCGGTGCCGAGTAGACGTCTTCGGTGTCGCACGCGGCCACGATGCGCGCAGCCTGCTCGCGGCTCACGACGTGAGTGTACAGGTGCAGGTCGTTGCTCATCTGGCGGTACACGCCCATCGGCAGGCCGGTGCAGGCTGCGACGTACTCGTGGAGCACGCTCATGTGAACAGCGTTCGCGCCGAACGCTCCCCAGACGATGTCGTTGCTGCGGCAGCAGACCGTCATGTTCAGGTGCATCGACTCGGTCACGTCGAAATAGATGTGCGTATTGCAGGGAATGTCGCGACTTCTCGACAGCTCGCTCGCGTCCTCCATGGCGTCGTACATCGCGATGACCGCGCGCCGCGTGCTCGGGTCTTTTCGCAGCAGGTCCACGACGACGCGAATCTGATCGGCACCGAGCCCGCCACGCCAGCGCCATCCGTAGGCTCCGTGGAGCGTGGTGCCGTCGTCGGAGAACTGCCGCATACGCTTCACGTAGCGCGCGACGTACTCGACGTCATTGCGACCGGCCAGCATCCACAACGATTCGAAGAAGTGGAAGAACGGGTTCGCGTTGCGCGGACCGTTCACCAGCACTCGCTCATCAGGACGCTGGTAGACCGTGGTCACCGGCTCGGGGATTCGCAAGACGGTGCCGTTGCGAGTCCCGCGCGGTACGCCAATCTCGAGAGCAAGCGACAGCCCAAGTTTCAGAGCTTCGCTCACATTTCGCACTTTCTGGACAATCATGACAATTCCTCGTTATGAATTAGACACCGGGATAGCGTGAGCGCGGACGACCTTCACCGAGGCGAACGCGTTCGTACTTGTCGAACTCGCAGAGACAGTTCTGCAGGTCCTGAGCGTGGAGCGGCTCGCCGAGCACTTCCGGTGTCCGCTCGTGCAGGCGCATCAGAACCTCGTGCCATACGTGCTCGCGCCACGGCTCACGAAGTCCTCTACCCACTACGCGATTCAGACCGCGACGACTGCCCGGACCGCTGACAGCGAAGCTCCACCAGTCTTCGGCGTGCCGCAGGTGGCTCCCTTCGGCGTACTTCACGTCGCACGTGACTTGACCGGCCATGAATCCCTTGAACCCGTTCTGCTCGATGAGCCGCTGCGAGAACCCGACCAGCGTATCGCCGGCGAATGGGCGCACTTGATGGCGCTGCTTCCACAACGGGTTGAGCACGTTCTCGATGACGTACTCAACCTTATCCTTCTTCGTGCCGTTCGTACTCACCATGTACGCTCCCGTGAATACCGCGTGTCCCGCTGCACGGAATGCGCTGATTCGAGAGAACGCCCGCTCAGGCTTCCACGGCACCGGGTACCCGATGACGTCGAGCGTGCAGGTGCGGTTGAAGACGCGAGCCACCGACATCGCGAAGAACAGATCCGGGTCGCTCGTGTTCGGGTCGCGCCAATTCACGCGAATCCATTCCGTGACCGTGTCCAGCTCGCGGAACACGTTGCAGAAACGAAAGCTCTGAAGGATCTCGTCACGAGTCCACGGTTTCGGGGCTCCGGCCGAGCGCCGCTGATAGATGGCGTGCCGCTCCTTGATGAATCGGTGGAACCGGTCGATGTTCTTCAGTGGCAGCGGCTTCATGTCACTTCCCCTTGGTCTTGGCGTGGCGCGCGGCGGTCTTCCTCACGAACTCGTTGTCGAGCTCCTCGCTGCCGAGCGTCACGCGCTTGATCATGTGCGGATACGAGCCTCCCTTGTAATCGCACGTGTCGCACATCGCGATGTTCCTGTTCTTGTTCTGGAGCATCAGGCGATACACGCCGAAGCCAGGATGCTGCCAGATCTCCGACAGCGTACGCTCCGCCACGTTGCCGAAATTCGTGGCTCCGTGATAGTCGTTGCAGCAGATGATCGCCTGTCCGGTCCAGTTGATGTTGAGCACGCGCCACGGGCGCACGCACATCTTCTCGAGCGGCTCGGTGGTGCCGCCGAGAATGTGCTCGATGTTCCCCGAGCGGTTCTGGAGCTCGAACGAGCCGAGCTTCTTCGTACCGCCGGCGATGCCGTACTTCCGCTCGACGCGCGCGATACGCACGCCACGAGGAGCGCGAGGTGCGTACGGCGAGCTCTTCTGGTCCACGCCGAGCTCCGTGAGCCAGCGCTCCACCTGATCGGCTCGCTTCCTCGCTGCCTCGACGCCGCGCGCCACCTTCTTGGGATCGCTGCCACCGTCGGCCGCCGAGTAGATGTTGCAGACCATGGTGTGAACACCAGCGTCGAACGCGTCCGCGATGTCCTTCTTGGACTTGAAGTAGTCGCAGTTCGTGCTCGTGTGGATGGTGGCGCGCGGCAGCTCGCTCGCGAAGTGCCGAATGATGTCCAGCGCGCGCGGATCGCGGAACGGCTCGTTGTAGATGAAGTTCGCCACCGAGCCCGTGTACTTCATCTCGCGCAGCTCGGCCACCATCTTCTTGATGAGGTCCCAGCTCATCTGCTCGTCGGGCCGAGCAGTGGAGAAGTTCGGGCAGAACACGCACTTGCGATTGCAGAGCGCGCTCGTCTCGATGCAGATCTGGTTGAAGATCGGAACGATCATGTCTTTGGCGACGGCGCTCACGGCATTTCTCCGAACATGGTGGCGAAGTCCTTGCGACCCTTCTCGAGCAGCTCTTCGTTCGGCGCTCCCTTGGCGTACGCCATACCCGCCTTCTTGCTCGGGCGCAGCGCCAGATCGATGAGGTGCTGCGCGCCGAGCTTCCTGTCGTACTGCTGGATCAGCTCGGTCGCGTTGCTCTGGATGCGGCGGAACTCCTTCGGCGACATGCTCATGTAGGAGTTCAGCGTCTCCGCGATCTCACGCGGAGTGCCGCCGCTGTCGATCGGCAGGTAGTGCGTACCCGGCACGAACGGTGTCTCGCGGCGCACGCCGGACAGGAAGTCGGGGACGGCGACCACGACGGTACCGGCCATCATCGACTCGACGACCACGCGGTTGAGCTGGCCGCTGTTCGCGCGCGTGGAGAGGTCCACGAGCAGCGTCGTCTTGCGCATGAGCTGGTCGCGGCGCTCCTCGGACATGGTGCCGACGTACTCGAAGTTCTTGGACGCGGTCGCGTTGTCCCAGATCCGCTTCCCGCGCATCTTCGCGGTCGCGTCGGGGTCGACCGTCGGCGTGCAGAGATAGCGAGGCTTGCACTTCTCCTTGCTCCGCATGTACCGCAGCTCGATACCGTCGCCGCCGAGCAGGACCTTCGCGTCGCGGATGTACGGAACGGCGGCGACGAGCTTGTCCACCTTCTTCCACGACTTCGCGACCTGCAAGCTCAGCATCGTGCGATCGCGCTTGCCGAGCGGCAGCGGGTTCTTGACGAGGCGCGACATGTCGTGCCCCGGCGAGATCATCGCTCGCGGCGACTTCATGCCTTTCAGCGAGTCGAACGAGCAGTGCTGCACGCCGGCCCATCCCGCGACGTAGTCGTCGAAGACGCAGCTCCACGCCTGACGCGTCCACAGATGATCGTCGTGGTTGAACGCGACTTGCGGAACACCGTGGCCGGTCAGCATCCGCGTCCAGTCGGTGGTCCCCTCGGTGCGGTTGTTCGCGAACCCGTACATCGCGATCCACACGACGACGTCGTGCTGCTGCGCATCGGCGATGAACTTGTCCACGCTCGCGCTGTTCGTCATGGAGTAGTACGGTCCCGCCCATCCCTGCACCGGATGGAAGTCGTAGCCGCTACCCTCGCCGATCGACCAGTCTTCCTCGCGGATGTTCTCGCGGTCCGGACGGCCAGTGTGCGCGAGCGACGGGATGCTGCGAACGCGCGCGAACGTCACGCTATGGCCGAGCTCCTTGAAGCCGGCCATGAGGTTCTCGCTTGAGGAGATGATGCCGCCCATGTCCTCGCCCTCCGGCACCGCGAACATGATTTTCAACTTCTTCATTTTCCCTTACTCCTGCGATAGGTGGACAACGCGTCGAACAGCCGATTCTGGACGTTACGCTTTCTCTTCAGAGCCACGACGACTGCCTCGTCAACGGTGTCGGTGGCGACAACATGGTACACGAAAATTGCCTGATGCTTGGTCCCTTGTCGATGGATTCGCTTGATGGTCTGGTCGTACAGTTCGAAGTCCCAGATCGGCGACAGCCAGATCATCGTATCGCCGGCCTTCTGCAAGTTCAACCCGTGGCCGGCGCTCTGCGGCTGCAAGAACAGCAGCGGCAGCTCGCCCGCGTTCCACGCTCGTTCGACCTCCGCGACTTGGCGCATGTTGCCGCTCAGCGTGGGAACGTCCTTGCCGAACTCCTTGCGCAGCCTGCGCAGGTCTTCGGCGAACTCGTAGACGACGATGGTCGGCTTGCCGTTGCGCTCGTCGACGAGTTCGCGCACTGCCTCGATCTTCGCGTCGTGGATGTCTACGGACTCCATCTTTCGCTTGCGAGTGTCGTCTGGGTCGGTGTCGTCGGTCCAGTACGCGAACCCGTTCGCGATCTGTCGGCACTTGTTCACCGACGACGCCACGTTCGGCGCGCGCAGCGTTCTGTCGCCGCTGACGATGCTGAACAAGTCCGCCTCCATTTCGTCGTACACGCGGCGAGCCTTCTCGGGGAGCTGCACCTTGATGTTGATCGTCGTGAGCGCGGGAAGCGTCAGGTACTCCTCCGCGCTCAGGCGCAGCACGTACGGTCGCAGCGCGGCGTAGATCTCCTCCTCAGCGCCCTCGCGCACGCGCCACGAAAATCCACCGAACCCGGTGCGATCGAAGAACTTGTTGCGATAGTGCGTGATGAACCGGCCGAGCGCGCGCCCGGTGTCCATGACGTAGACCTGCCCGAACAAGTCCAGTAGACCGTTGGAAGCCGGCGTACCCGTGAGAATCCAGCGGCGGCGAAACCGAGTCAGGTACGGTTTCAGCTTCTTGAACCGCTGCGTCTTCGAGTTCTTGAACTTCGAGCTCTCGTCGAGCACGAGCGTGTCCACGCCGAGCGCCTTCCAACGGCTCTTCGTCAAGAGCCACTCGAGACCCTCCGGGTTGATCAAGAAGACGTCGACGTCTCTACGGCGCAGCATCGCCTCGGTCTTGTCCTTGCCGTGCAGCACTGCGCAACGCAGGTGCGAGAAATCGTTCCACTTCTCCATCTCCGCCGGCCATACCAGATAGCAGACGCGCAGCGGCGCGACCACGAGCACGCGATCGAGCACGCCGGCCTCCTTCAACATGGTGATGGCCGCGAGCGTGATGCTGGTCTTGCCGAGACCCGGATCAAGGAACAGTCCTGCGGCGGCGTGCTCCACGAGCCACTTCACCGCTCGCTTCATGTACGCGCGCGGCAGCCAGTCGATCCCGGATGAGCGCGATGCCTTGTTCTTTCGTGTCGATGACATGGACGTCGTATCCGATGCGAATGAGGTAGTCGATGGTGTCTCGCTGCAACGGAGTCGGCTTCTCGCCCGGCTTCTTGAACTCGATGATCAGCGGCTTCCCGCCAGGAATCCAGAAGCACCGGTCAGGCCACGAGCGGTTCCCCATCGTGTTGAGCTTCAGGACCCGCACGCCGAGGTTCTTCGCCTCCTTGACGCACGGGTTCTCTACGTGTCGCTTCTCGCTGATGCTCATGTCAGTACTTGCACGGTCCACCCTTGGACTTGCTGAAGTCGCACCACCGACAGTAGAAGCCGGGACGCGCCACGAACTTGCGGTCGTTGAACATCGGCTTCACGCGCTTGTTCCACTCGGCCTGTCGCTTGAGCGCCGCCGCGCGCGACACGGTGACCGGTGCCTTCTCCGGGAAGCGAACTCCCATGTCGGTGTACAGGAGCTGAGAAGTGAACTGCTTCGCGTCGGGGAACTGCGTGGCACCGGCTGCGACGTACAGGTCGAGCTGGAGCAGGTACTCCTCGTTCTTCTCCTCGCGCATCTTGCCGGTCTTGGCGTCGCGGATGTGAACGACGTGGCCATCCACGTAGCCGACGTCCACCTTCACGCGGAGCCAGCAACGATCCCAGTCGTTCCACGCCACCGGGAGCCATTCGCGGTCGAATCCCCACTGCTCCTCGACGAACTTGGTCTTCTGCTTCTTCAGGAACTTGAAGTCCTCGCCTAGCGGCTTGAGTTCCGCCGGCAGCGTACGCAGCGCTCCCTTGAGGAAGTTCTCGCCGAGCTTGGCGATCTCGCCGCCGCGCGCCATGGCGGGGCTCGCGCTGGTCGGCATCTTGTCCAGATGCTTGAGCTTCGCGAACAGCGGGCAGCGAGCCCAGTCACTGTATCGGCTGAACGACCACGACGTGAAGGTGGAAGGCATCTCACTTCTCCTCGAACTTGCTCAGGGAGCCCCACGACGGCCCGAACTTGCCGTCGCTGGCCATGGGAACATCGAAGTCGACGTCGCACATCGCTTCGCGCAGAATACGCATCTCGGACTTGTGCGCCTTCGTCGGCGCGCTGATGTTGATTTCGTCGTGGACCGTCACGAGGAACCTGCCTTCCTTGCGCGCGTGATGGTAGTTGATGACAGCCTGCTTCGTGCAGTCCGCCGCACTTCCCTGAATCAGGTAGTTCAGGAGCTTGTATTCGAAGTGGAGCATACGACCATTGTGCATGATCGGCGGCTCGGTGTAGTACACGCGTCCGCCCCACGTCCTGATCGGCTGATCGGCCTTCGCGCCGCGCTTGATGCTCTCCTCGAGACGCTTCACGTCGGGCAGCGCCTTCTGGTGCAGACCACGAATCTCGCGTGCTTCTTGCACCGAGCAGCCGAGGCCGGCGGCGAGCGCGCCCGCGCCCATGCCGTAGATCATGCCGAAGTTCAGGATCTTGACGGCGCGGCGCTCCAGCGTAACGTTCGCCACGTCCTTGATGAGATCGCGAACGAAGTCGTGGACGTCGAGGCGCGGCTGCTGCTGGTATGCCTCCATCAAGCGACCGTCCTCGTAGTGACCGAGGATGCGCAGCTCCTGCTGATTGAAATCGCGGTGCAGGAACACCGAGCGATGATCGTCGGCGAGCACGTACTTCCGAATGCGAGGCAGCTCCGGCAGCGCGCGCAGGTGTCGCGGATGCACGTACCCGTCTCCCTTGTCCTCGAACGACTTCGGAATGTTCATGAAGTTCGGGCTGCACGACATGCGCCCGGTACGCGCGCCGGCACCGCTGCCGCTGTCGCTCATCTGCCGAACCTGATTCCAGTTCGTGTGGATGAAGCCTCCGTTGGCACTGGCCATCGCGAGCCACGGCTCCATGAACGTGCCGAGGCAGGTGAACAGGCGATTGCGATAGCCGAGCGCCGACGCGATGCGAGCGTCGTTGAACATGCCGGGAGTCAGGTTCTTCTTGGATACTGAGTCCTGACCGGTAGCGGTCTGCACGAAGTCGGTCACGACGCCCGAGTCGCGCAGCGCGGCGGCGACGTCGCGGTCGCTGTCGAAGTTCAGGTCGCTGGCACTGGCTCCCAGCCGCGTGAGTTCCTTGCGGAGCCACTGCTCAACGACCTGCATCGCCTTCCGGTACACGCCGATGTCGTGCTCGAGAAGAGCCACGTCGATGCGAACGCCGCGACGCTCGTTCTCGAGCAGGATCGGCATGAGCTCACGCTCGCGGTCGTACGCTGCGCCCATGCCGTTCGCCGTGATCTGCGGGAACAGCATCTTGAAGAGCTTGAGCGTGCGTAGCGTGTCACCGTTCGCGTATTCACCGACCAGGTCACCGGGAGCGAGCGAGATGTACGCACCGGCGTCCTTCTGGTTCCTGCGAATGATGCGTTGCTGCACGAGCCACTCGCTGACAGCGTCGCGCTCCGCCGGCACCATGCCGAGCAGGCGCTCAGCGGAAGGCTTCAACGACAGCGTCTTGGAGTGCGGGTCGTCCAAGAAGAGCAGGTACATCGTGTCGTGGATGCGCCGCCAGTCGCTGAGCTTCATGCCGCAGTGCGTCTGCGCCACGTCGACGTCGAACTTCGCGTTGTGGAACAGAACCGGCGCGCCGCTGCGGTCGATGTCGCGCAGCTCGCGCTTCACCGTGGCGAAGTCAGTGTTGTTCCCTTCCGGGTGAGCCCATGCGCGATAGACCGGCTTCTTGCCGGGATAGATGATGGACACGCCGACCGGGCGCGGCGGATACTTCGGCCGACGCTCGATGGCGTCGGTCTCGAAGTCGATCGTGACTACGTCGCTCGGCGCGCGCATGGTCAGATCCTCATTTCCTTGCGTTCGCGCGCGGCGCGGAGCTTCGCGTAGCGACCGTAGATGCGGATGACGAAGAGCTGGCGGTTCTCGCCGTTGCGTTCCTCGTCGAGCATCTCCTTGCACCGCTGTTCGTTCGCATCGACCAGCTCGGCGTTGATGTCACGCCACGTCTTGACCTTCTTCATGTGCTGCTCCTAGAGTGGAGCGCCCGGTGACGTACCGGGCGCTCGGTTGATGAACGATCAGCGGCGGTACTTGCCACCAGCCTTCGCCGCCGCCTTCGCCGCCGGCTTCTTGACGCCGCGCGCCTGCGGACCCGTGCGACGCGGAGCTTCCTCTTCCTCGCGCGGCTCGTACGGTGCCATGAGCGGCGTCATGACCTCCTTCTGCTTCTCCAGCAGCGCGGCCACCACGTCGCCGTCATCCAGCTCGTTCACGATCTTGAAGTTCATGTGGAACTGATGCTTCGCGTCGGGAGACAGGCTGATCTCGGTGAGCACGCCGAGCGGCGGCATGTCCAGCGTGTCCGCCACCTTCTTGACGAAGGTCGCCCAGTTCTTCACGCTGGTCGGCGGCACCTTGATGAACGCCACCTCGGCCGACTCGATGTCGTCGAGCGAGTCCTCGGGCACGAGCGCGAGGCGTCGCGTGTTCTTGCAGGCTTTCCCGCGCCCGGTGTCGGCGGAGCCGAACTCGTTCATCGGGCATCCCTTGCACGCGTCGTGCTGCGGATCGGTGGACTTCTCGTGCGGACCCATCTCGCTCTCGTTCGTGCCGAGCGCGAAGCAGGCCGGCGAGGTCGGGTTGTTCGGGTCGTATCGGTCGGTGTACAGCGCGTTCTCGATGACGTGCGCGAGGATCACGACGTTCATGCGGTTGCCGGGGATGTCCGCGCCGTTGAACTTGAGCTGGCCACCGCTCGTGCTGAAGTACGAACCACCGGTGCTGACGCTCGACTCGATCTCGGCGGCGACCTTCGCCTGCCGAGCCAGCTCTTCCTTCCACGCGACCATCGCGGTCCCGGTCTTCTTGCCCGCCTTCGCGGGGACGCTCTTCTTCGCTGCCATGTTCATTTCCTCAGTTGATGGCTGATCAAGCCGTTGTGCTCTAGAGCTTCGTCACCGAGACGGTGGTGACCTTGAACGTTCCCACTCCCGGCACCGTCTTGCCGTCTTCCCACCGCTCCTTCACCGCTCTCTTGTTGAGCGCGCGATTGAGCAGGTCGAACTCGCCCTTCTTCTTCAGGTTCGCGTAGAACTTGTCCCAGTCCTGCACGACGGGCTCGTCGCGCGACTCCACCTTGACGTTCGCGACCTTGCCGGAGATGCCTTTCGACTGCGACTTCGGCAGGTTCTTGATCAGGTGGTCCTTGATCGCGGACTCTTGCTCTTCCAGCTCCTCGATCTGCGCGCGCAGTGCGTATCGCTGATCGCGGAGCTTGTAGAGCATGTCTGCGCACGCGCCGAGCGTCTTCGGCAGCGTGACCTTCTTCTCACTTGTCTTGCGTGGCATTGGACTTGACTCCGGTGATGTTGAGCTGGCCACCGCGGATCGCGACGAGTGCCGCCGCGCCCACGTTCCCGAGCATGTAGATGAATGACAGCGCGATGAGGAGCCAGAGCATGTTCTCGCTCAGGTGGTTCGCCATCTCCAACGCAGCGCCGAGCGTCGGGTAGATCAGCGCGATGCGGTACTTCCGCGAGTCGAACTTGCCTTCGCCAGTCTTGATGTCGTCGCTCATGACATGTCCCTCGGATCACGCCAGCCAAGGAACGTCGGGAATCGCGGCTTCTCCTTGGAGCCCGACGGGAAGTAGCGGTATTTCACGACGCGGCCGACGAGCTTCTTGCGGTGCTGCCAGTACACCTCGCGGTCGGCGTCGTCGAACCCGCTGCCGATGGCGAACTGCACGCCGGTCTTGACGTCCTGAACGTGCAGCGCGCCGAGCACGCCAGCCGGCACCTTCCCGTCCTTGTGCGAGGAGCGCTTCATGCGGCCGAGCTCGTCGAGCTTCCTGTCGTTGTGATTGCGCATGAGCTCCTCGGCGCGCAGCACGACAGCCTCGCCGTCAAGGAATCGCTTGAGCTTCAGCAGCGAGCCCTCGTTCAGCGTGGAGCGGCCGAATTTGTACGGGCCGAGCGTCGCGCGCAGCATGGCTCCCTCGAAGCCTCGCTCGATGAACAGTGCCTCGGCATCGAGCAGCTCCTCCGGCGTGCGAACCGACGCGTGGTCCACGACCGTCAAGTGGCGCGACGGTAGCGGCGACATGTGAACGCGCTGCCTTGCGCGCGAGTGCCGCTCGCAGAACGGCATGTTCGGCACCGTGAAGTCGTCGAACACCGCGAACGTGATGACACCGTGGACGCTCGCGTCGGACATGACGCACGATGACGTCACGCGGAACACGTCGGGCGCGTTCGGTGGTCCTACGATGAGCTCGCCGTCCAGTCCGTCGTGCGCCCGGTTGCCGAACATCCGCTGCACTTCGGCGTTCGGGATCGGCTTGAGGCTGCGGCTGAGTACGACACCATCGCGCACCACCGCGCGGACACCGTCGATCTTCGCACTCACCATCAGCGGGAACCGGAGACCGTCTAGCGCGGTCGGCTCCAGTTTCGCCGCGAGCATCGGCTTGAAGTCCTTCATGGTCAGTTCCTCACGCAGGAAGTGGAAGTGGAGCGGCCATCGGGCGCGACGATGATGAGGCACTGCGCAGGCGGCTGCTCAGGTCTCAGCGACGGAACCTCCACGTACATGATGGTCGCGTTCGTGTCGGTGAGAACCGTGTAGTTCACGCTGAACGGTTGGCGCTGCGGCACCGGCTGCGGCTCCGTCGCGCGCTGAGCGATGATCTGGAACAAGACCACCGACACGCCGATCGCGATGGCCACGAGCATGAACGATACGATGAACACCGCTGCCTTGAACAGACGGTCGCTCTCAGTCTTGATGTCGTTCATGCGCCTGCTCCTGCGGTCAGTTCTTCGTAGATCTCGTGGATCCAGATGGAGTGGAACCCTTCGATGGCCGGCAGGCTCGGACGACCGGGCGCAGTGTGCAGGATGCGGCACGACGACGCGAAGAACAGGTCGGGATGCTTGACAGCGCCTTCGCTCATGAGCGCGTTCTCCAACCGATCGATGAGCACGTCGTAGTCGTCGACGAGGTCCACTTCGCAGGCTCGCGCGTACGCCGCGAGGATCACGATGCACGGCAGCCCATCGCGCGGCACCTTGCGCGCGGCGAGCTTGAACCCGCTGCGCAGTGCCTTGATGAGCACGTCGCGCGTGCCAGCCTCGCACTCGCTGAAGAACCGCGCGACCGTGTACTTGTCACGCCCGACCGGGCGCGCATCGACCTGCATGACTTGCTTCTTCTCACTGCGCGACTGCACCGGCGCGCGACGGGTCTTGGGACTCTTCACGTTCACTTCCTCCTGCTGAGTTTCCTGGACTCGATACTGTAGTGATCGCTGATCTCGCCGTCTCGGCGATACACCGTCAGGTCGGACGCGTATCCGTCGAGCGCCAACATGGCGAGCCGCGAGTCGGCGAAACTGGCCATGGACTTCAGCGAGGTGTCGATGTACACCACCGAGCCGTCGAAGGCAGACATGACCCACTTCCTGCGGCCTTCGTCGAACCTGATGAAGAACTTGCCACGCTCGCTGATGCTCGGCGCGCTCACGAGACTTCCTTGTTCTGACGCACGTAGCGCAGCGCCGATTCCCACTCCGCGCCGTGTCGGCGCTTGTTCAGCTCGTTGAGCCGCTGCGCAGCCGGCGACAGACCACCGTTGACTTCGTAGCCGACGATGATGTGAGCGTCGCGCAGCAACGACGCGCGCTGCCGGTGCTGCTGCTCGACCGCGTTCTTCGCCATGACGAGGTACGGGTCGGGCTCGCCGCCGACGAGGAAGTCCAGACCGGCCTGCTCCTGCGAAGAGACCTCGGCGTCGATGACCTTGTCGCTGATCGCGCGCAGCCGCACGCCCATGTGATCGAGCACGGTCTTCATCTCGTTGATGCGCGCGCCGTGATCGAGCAGGTTCTTGTCGATGAGCCGCAGCAGCTCCTTGAGGCCTTCGACGGTCTCCTTCATGTTCTCGTCCATCTTGACGTCGACCGTCAGCGTCTCCTTCTTCGGGTGCGGGAACACCGGCAGGTTGATGCCGTAGACGTGAAGATCGGCCACCTTGAACGGCACGTTCCAGCCTTCGGTGAACTTGATGACGTTCGCGATCGAACGATCGTGCGATCCGTTGAAGAGCGGCTGGATGGACGTCGCGGCGATCTTGTAGGTTCCGCCGAACAGCGCCTTGATGCGGACCCAGATGATGTCGGTGCGCGGGTAGCGCGGCCGAGCGTCCGAGTACACCGTGACTTCGGCCGCGTGGAACTGGAGCAGTTCGCCGCCGACACCGTTGAATTGGACCAGCACTTCGTTCTTGCCAAGTTCGTTGCTCATGTCGCCTCCTGGTGGCGAGTTCACTTCATTGATGCAGTCTTTCCTTTCTTGCCCGCGCGAGCATAGGTTCTGCCGGTCAGCAGCGCCATGCCCGCCTCGGACATTTCACCTTCACGGAGGCGCTGCACCTTGCCTCCGCTCTCGATGAATCGTCGCACGTCTTCTGCGAGTTGGTCTCGCAGAGGCTTGTTCAACTCGATGCGGTGTTCGTTCACGACACGTACTCCAATGTGGACCCGTATTGTACCAGCGCACGGGCACGACAACGCGATTGTTCAGCCTACGTGCTGGCCGCTGCCGGTACCGTCGAGCTTCCACTGGCGCGACCTGTTCTTGCGCATCTTGCGATCGATGACGTCGCGGTAGTCGACGCCACGATTGTGGAACACGCGCATGAGCACGATGATGATGTCGGCGGCCTCTTCGATCATGTCGGCTTCGTCGCCGAAGAGCGCGGCCTCCACGAGCTCGTGCATCTCGCTCGACGCGCGCAGTGCCACGCGGCGCGAGTCTTGGGGACCGAACGTAGCGTCCGCCCATTCGGCGATGCTCGCCTGCGTCTCGTTGAACTCGTCGGTGATCTCGGACACCGTCGACGTGACTTCGGAGACCAGCGACTGGAACTCAATCGCGGACTCCAGCTCATCGCTCTTCGGCGTGCGTTCGCCAGCGCGCGGCAGCGGACGCGCTCGCACCGTCAGCGAGTACTCGTCATTGATGGTGGCCGGCAGGTTCTCGGTCACTTCGCAGACCGTGGCGTCGAAGCCGAGTTCCTGGCCGACGAGCTCCAGCGCGCGCTGCCTCGTTGCACCGCCGGCCATCGCGGCGTTCATCGCGGTGATGTACTGCATCGGAACGTGGAAAGTCTGGAAGTCGTTCATGTCAATCGTCCTGAGGTTCGTAATCGTTGTCGTGACACCATTCGACCGCCGCACTGTGAAACTTGAAGACGTGCGTCTTGCCGGTGGTGGGGTGATGCAGGAAGTACCCGCGCGAGTCGCCGATCTCGTAGATGCGAACGATCGTGCGGTCGGAGCGTCGCTTGAACTCGAACGGAGGCTTGCCAACCTTCGCGCGAGACAGCACGCGGTAAGCGAACACGATGGCCACGAGGCCGATGATCGCTCCCAGAATCGCGTCGAGTTCCTGGCTCATGAGCGCGGGTCCCTCTCCAGCCAACCGTCGGTGATCTCGAGCTCGTAGTTCCTCTCCATGCGAGTGATCAGCTCGTTGATCGCTTCGCACACGACACGCGCGTCGTTGTCGTTGGTCTTCGTCAGCAGGCCGGCGATCGACACCAGCATCTCGCCGACGAACGGCGCGACGAGCTTCTGGTCGAGTCGCTCGGTAGCCTTCATGATAACGTCGGTGATGGTGGCCGCGTTACGTCCAGCGAATTGCAGGTACGCCGCGCTCCGGTACTTCTGGTGGATCGCCAGCCGCGCGAGGTACTCTTCACGTGACATCTTGGGTCTACTCATGATCATACTCCTATCGTGGCTCTGGAAACGAAGGCGGAACGCTCGGTGGGGTCTGCGATCCACCAGTCGGGCGGCGCGCGGCGCGTCCACTTCGCGAAGCGAGCCTTCTCGGCGAGGTAGTACAGACGATACGCCTCCACTGCACTTCTGCGACGGTATTGTTCCGGCATCGCCTGATACGGGCGCGTCAGTCCGGATGCTTCGAGATCGGTCGGTACGTCGTAGAACGTGTCGACGAAGCGCCGATACGAGTGCTCGCGCCCGTAGCGGAATTCGTACTCGTCGAGCGTGGCCACGAACAGGTTGAAGAGCGCGAGGTAGTTCTGCCGCGACGCACGCGCCCACAACGAGCACGGATGGTTGAGGTGTCGCTTGCCGATCTTCGGCCACGCGCTGTCGGTGGTGTAGCCGACGCGCTGGACCTTGCCACTGGCGATCTCGCGGTGCCAGTGCGCCAGTGCGAGCATCTCCGCGTACTCCAGCGGCATCTTCACGACATGCTTGTCGCAGTGCGCGCGGGCGCACGCGATGGGTCCTCGGGCGAGCATGAAGATGTTCATCGCTGCCGCCTCGCCGCGCGCTGAGCCTGCTCTTCCTCGCGCTCACGCTCTTCCTCGGCGAGCGCGGCCATCTGGCCATCCACGTACTCCCCGATGGAGACCACCGGCTTGATCGTCGTCAGCTCGCGATGCACTGCGAGGCCTTCGACGGTGAGCGAGTACTCGCGCACACCAGCCGCGTTGAACTCGGTCTTGACGAGACCGCGCTGGTCGAGCGATTCCAGAACGGCTCGGTTGTAGAACTTCAACCCGGTACGCGTCGCCCGGCGCGCGCCGAGCTCCACGACGAGGTTGCGTTGCGCGCACGACAGTCGCTTGGTCTGGCTCACTGGCAGCCTCCGATCAGTCTGGTGAAGCACGAGCAGTCCTCGAACCCGTCGTAGAACGAGCCCGAGCCGATGGTGTACACGGTCGCGTCGTTCGGGCGAAACGACGAGTAGCCGCGCGACTCGAACGACGTATGCGCCACGACCGTTCTCTTACCGTCGAACGCGGTTTCGTACAGGATCGTGACACCGTTGCCCGGATTGGCGACGCCGGTGTTGATGTTCAGCGGCACTTCCTCGCCGAGCGTGCGGCACTCGACGATCGTGTCCACCACGAACTGCGCATCGAAGCAGCGGTCGTTGAGCGGCGAGCCGTCGCCGAAGAAGCAGATCATCGCAATCCACGCGCTACTCATGACGCCTTCTCCTTGGGTTGTGGCGGGTACGTGATGCCGACGCCGCGCCTGTACTCCGCGACGATGCGGTACTCCTCGTCGAAGATCGCGACTGCGTTGAACTTCTCGCTGAGCGTCAGCGTGCCGCCGGCGTACTGCTTGAACATGAACATCGCGTTCTTCAGCGGAATCGCGGTCTTCACGTACTCGATGCTTCCATCGAGGCGCTGCTTCGCGAGGTGGAACCGCTCGTCGTCGCGCAGTGCCTCGGTCTGTACTTCGGTCATGACGTCAGTCTCCCGAACTCCTTGATCGTGTGCTTCAGCTCGTCGAGGATGGTGCCGAGGTTCTCGTTCACGGCGGACCAGATCTTGTGTCCTTCGTGGTAGAGCGCCACGCACCAGCGGTCCTTCCGCCGCTGAATCGTCACGCGGTACACGGGACGTACCTCACGTCCGTCGCGCCGTCGCCGACTTCGGACAACGTGACGACCGTGAACAACGGCACCGCGTTCGGGACCGTGGTCGGCTGCCGCGCGACCGCGCCGATGGTCTGCACCACGTTCGTCAGCGCGCGCATCGCGTTGGACTTGCTCGCGAACGACTCACCGCTGGTCGCGATGACGCGGTTGTTCGCCGCACGGATGCGCCACCGCCACGACTGCTTCGGCTTCTTCGTGCGCCCGCTGATGTCGCTCGTCGACTCCATGAACAGCTCACCGAAAGTTTCTTTGTGCGACATGACGTGTTCTCCTAGTGCGGTCAAGGCGACCGCATCCAATTTTACCATGCGCGCCCGTGAGTACGTGCAGCGGTGCAATCGCTACGCAGTAGCCGCGTGGATGATGGTCTTGAGCCATGGCCATACGTGCTTCACGAGCACGAACATGGTGGCCACCAGACCCACGATTGCGGTCACGAGCAGTACGGTGAAGCAACCTTTGAGGCCGGAGTCATCGAAGTACACGGCGCGCCTCCTTGCTCTTCGGCTTCGGGCTCACTGCGAGCTTCGTGGTTCGCACCTTGCTCTTGCGCAGGTGCTCGGCGCTTGTGAGCATGCGAACCGTGACGCTGTTCGACACGTGAGGCTCGACACTCAGCGCAGCGACCCAGTCTCTATCGTCGGGTCCGTTGGCCGAAGTGAGCTTGATCTCGGCACCGTCGGCGAACACCTGTACGTTCCACAACGTCGCGCCGTCCAAGCGCGAAATGCGGACGTTGCCGTGGCCATCGCACTGGAGCAGCACTTTCTTGCCGATGACGTGCCTCGTCTCGAACTTGTCCACGTCAGTGACTCCCGTTGATGGGGCGACCGTTGTCGCCGATGTCCGTGATGCTGGCACCGTACTCGCGGTTCAGCAGACGACAGATGGTGCGCGCCACCGGCAGCTCGCACGCACACACGATGCCGTCGAGCACGTTGTCGCGCACTGACCAGCACTCGGAGCACGCCGGGTTGCCACACTGCTGATAGGGAACGAAGCGCTCAGCCATTGGTCTTCTCCTTGATGGTGACGCGGCGCGTGGTCAGCGTCTCGCGGTACGCCGCTCTCGTGTTCCAGTCAACGACGACCTGGTCTTCCTTGAAGTCCCAGACGCTCGGCTGCACCGGGCACGACTCGGTCTCGCAGCCGATGAACAGGCCTCCGTCGTAGCGCTCGGCGACGGGCGACGTGCAGCAGAACGGACACGGCAACACTGCGACGGTCTTCACGACTGAGCCTCCGTAAGTAGGAATTCGGCGAAGACTCCTTCTGGAGTCTCCACGGTGCGTTCGTGGTGAACGAACGCCGACATGGCGACACCGGCCACGCTCGCGTCCACGGACACCTTAGAGGACATGTGCGCGGCGACTATCAACTGCTCGCGCAGGTTCGCGCCCCACGGCACGACGACCTTGACCGTGAGTAAGCGCCATGTCGCGCGAACGTCTTGCGACGTGATGTGAACGTGGCCGCTCATGACCGCTCCTTCTTGGCGTAGATTACGAAGCACTCGATGAGTGAGTACGCGACGCTCAGCGCAGCGTCCGGCGACAACAGGTTGCTCGGCGACAGCAGGATGCGCTCCGCCACACTCACGACCGTCAGGTAGTCGTCGGCTTCGGCGCGCGTGCTGAACTCACGCGGTGCGTACGTGCCGCTGTCCGGGTACGCGGTGTAGACGCGCCTCGTGCCGATGTGTTGCTTGCGAATGCTCATTTCTGCGTTGCTCCTGTTTCAGTGATCTGTCTGTACCGCTCCAACCAGCCCTCCATCCATTGGCGCTGCGCGGCTAGCGAGCTGTCGATGAGGTGAGCAGCGTCGCGCATCTTCTGCGCTCCTGAGGCTATTTCGTGTCCTGCTCGCTGCACGCTGTCCGCGCCGATCAAGTGCATCGTGTTCATCGTGCTGCCCTCGGTACGTATCCTTCGCCGCCGCACGGCTCGCAGCGAGAAGGCTTCTTGTTCGTGAACCCCTTACCGACCCACACGACTCCAGACCCGCTGCACCACGAGCACGGGTCGCACTTGAGCTTCATACGCTCGGCGCGTTTGTAGCGGTCCATCTCGGCCCTGATCGCGTCGTCGGCTTGCGAAATAATGACGAACATGTCCGTGTCGCCGCGCTTGCGATCTGGATGCCAGCGTCGCGCGAGTCGGTAGTACGCGTCGCGAATCTCAACCTCGGTGCTTTTGCGATGCACGTCCAGGATCACGTACGGGCTTTGTTCCTTGCTTGGCTTTTTCTTGCTCACTGCTACTACTCCTCTTCTTGACCAACCCGCGTTCGCGGTTGTACGTGTCTGCGATTTCGCCCGGCGTGGCACGTGTCAACGCGTCCACGTCACGGACAGCCCATAGCCTCACCAGTCCCGCGAGCGTACGCACGCCGATGCCGCCGGCCACCTTGCGGAACCCTTGTCGCGACAGCTCGCGCGCCATACCGTTCCCGGTCACGCGACCCTTGTTCTCTGGATCGTACAGCGACAGCAGCTCCTCCACGCGCAGCAGCGACCATTTCAGCGGCATCTTGTCGAGCTTCAGCACGCTGTCGGGATCGTGCTTGAGCGTGTAGACCCACGTCGCGAGGTCGCTGCGTCCGAGGCTCAGCATGTTCTCCTTCGCAGCAGTCAGGAACGCGGGGCCGCTCGGGTTGAAGTCGCCGAGCGGCAGCGTCAACAGGTGGTGAAACAACGCAGACGCGCCCGGCCCCACGGTGCCAGCACGCCCGATCCAGTCCTCGTACCTCTTGTAGAACGCTGCCGGCTTCGGCTTCGCACGCACCTCGTGGATGAAGTAGCGGCGGTCCTCGTCCTCAAGGAAGAAACTGTCCGGATGGTTCGAAGTGAACAGGTAGTTGAGGCAGTCACGCACTGAGTACGCCGGCACGAACTTCGCGTTGATGCGAACCTTCTGCCGCGTGATCATGCCTTTCATGCGGTCGCCTTGTCCGCGCTTGTCGCCGCCGGTGATCTCCTCTCCCATGACGAACTGTCTGTTCTCAGCCCAGTCGTTGAACGAGCCTCGCAGGTCTTCGTCGGCGATCTCGACTGCGTTGTCGCCGTAGATCTTGAACAGCGAGTAGCCGACGAACGACTTACCTGTACCGTGCGCGAGACCCCACAGAACCGCCGACGAGAACATCTTCGTGCCGGGATGCTGGATCGGGTACGCGCACCATCGTTCGAACCATTCGCGCGCGCCCGCGTCGCCACTGTCGGAGAACAGGTGGTCCAGCAGCTCGGTCCACAGACTCACGTCGCCGGGAACGGGCTCGCATCCCCATCCCGGCCAGAGGTTGAGGTTGCCTTCGGTGTCGATTCGCTCCTGTCCTGGTTCGTAGGACATCTTCGGCACTTCGGCGCGCGATGGCCACGTGATCCACTCCTTGGGCGCGCTCTTGGGAATGAGCTTGACGTCCTTCTTGACCACGACCTCTTCGTAGTAGATGCGGGTCGCGAACGCGTGGTCAACGAACGCGCGCGGGCTGAGCTTCTGCAGGTTGTCGAGGCGCAGGATGAGGCCGGGATCGCGCACGTACACGACCTCCTCGTTGAGCTTGTGCAGTTCCTTCGCACTGCGCCACGTCTCGCACTTCTCGAGCAGGTCCTCCAGTCGCTCGGCACCGTGCGCCACGAGGTAGTCGTCGAGGCCGCACTTCGCACCGTCGGCCAGTGCCGGCAGTCGCACGATGTGCGGCTCTGCGCCACGTGACAGCAGCACGCGCGCGAGCGCGTTCTCCGCCATCATGACGTTCGGGTTCGTGACCGCGTCGCTGTCGTACACGATGTAGACCGGGCGACCCTCCCACTTGAACGCGTCGAAGTCGGGGATGACTGGCTCGTGTCGCGAGTTCGACTTGAAGCTCCATACGCCACCGAGCCCGATGCACGCGTATGGCGTGTTCGCGCAGGCGCTGAACGCTTTCAGTTCGCCCTCGGTGATGATGATGGTCTCCGACGAGTCCTTCGCGAGAGCAGCCCAGTCCAAGATCGGAGGCAGGTACATGCGAACCTCGCTCTTCGGAGGTTGCACGTACTTCAGCGGCTTTCGCTTCGTGAGCGCCGCGAACCCTTTCGGCTTCGGCTCGATGAGGTAGCGGTAGCGCCAGAACTTGAGCGGCTTCCCGTGGATGTCGAAGTACGGGATTATGAACCCGGCCTCCTTGATGGGAATGTCGCTCGGTGCGTTGTCCGCGCTGCGAACGTCGCACTTCATTGCGGCTCCGTCCTTCGCGCTGATGCCGCTGCTCAGCAGTTTCTCTTCCAGCATACGTCGCAGGTTCAGTGCGACAGGCTTCTTCGTTGGCACGCGCTCGCTCCTGACCGACTCGGTCGCGTCGGCAGTTGTTACACTCGGGGCCGCCTAGCCTAGCAGTGGAGGCCGCGCACAGACCAATGCAAGTTTTTGCCGCTGGAACAGGCACTTGGCGTTCACTGCGGAGAAGCTCGGGTCTCGGTGCGCGGGCTCTGAGCGCTGAAAACGAGCGATGTGATGTAACAGGTGTAACCGTCGCAAAGTCGCTCGTTGATCCCTAAAACAAGGGAAATTTGGAAAGTGATGTTACACCTGTTACACGTTACACCTTTGACAAATCTATTAGTTAAGGAGTGCATTTACTGTTCCCTCTACTTAATCTAAATAGGTGTAACAGGTGTAACAGATGTAACAGACGACCCTCTAGCTCCCGCCGTTGTGCGGTTTGAGACTGTTACATCTGCTGTTACATCTGCGCCCGCCGAGGCTCAAAACGTGTCGCGCCGAGTCGCGCTCCGCTGCACGCGCAATCGTGCAGATCCCTCCACAAAGGGACAACGTCGGCGAAGCGATCACGCTCCCCGCGCTGCGATCGGTGATGTAACAGTCGCCGCGCGACGTGCGCGACTTGCGGTGCTCGGTGACGCGACTTACAGTGCGGACCGCAGCGCGGCGCGCGACCTCCCTCCGCGTCAGTTCCTGGCTGGCGACCTGCGTCGCGCGCCGCGCTGCATCCAGGAGCCAACCCGTGTCCCGACGCACTGCCAAGCAATCGCCCGCGAGTGCGAAGAAGCCTTCGCGCTCAATAGACGTCGCTGCGCCTGAGCCTGCGTTGACCGCGCAGGAGGAGCGCTTCGTCAACGAGTACCTGCGCGACTTCAACGCACGCGCAGCGGCCATTCGCGCCGGCGTCGCGCGGTTGAACTCCCGCGCATGGGCGAAGCGAGCGCTCGGCGAGCAACGCGTCAACCTCGAGATCAACCGTCGCATCGACGAAGCGAAGCTCGAGGACCTGATCACACCGAACCGCATCGTCGCGAATCTCGCTGCCGTTGCGAACAGTGCGTACGACAGCGGGCGCGTCGCCGCGCTGCGCGAGCTCGCCGCCATCTTCAAGCTCAAGCCGGAGAACGGTAAAGTCAAGAACCCGAACGGGAAGAACGGTGTCGGTGGTGTCATTCGCGTCCCCGCCATGCTCGACGTCGACGAATGGGAGCGACTCGCGAGCGACCAGCAGACGCGACTCAAGGCTCTAGTGCGCGAATGAACACCGTCGTCGCCGAGGAACACACCGTTTGGAAGCCGCTGCCCGGCTCACAGACGCTTGCGTTGTCGTGTCCTGCGAACGTCGTGCTCTACGAAGGTACACGTGGACCGGGTAAGACAGATGCTCAGCTCATGCGGTTTCGCACGCGTGTCGGCATGGGATACGGCGCGTTCTGGAATGGTGTCATCTTCGACCGCGAGTACAAGAACCTCGCTGACATCGTCGCGAAGTCGATTCGCTGGTTCAGCGGTCTGGGCGACGGAGCTCGGTTCACCGGTGGCAGTGGTTCGTTCCAATGGCGATGGCCGGGAGGTGAGACGCTGGTCTTCCGACACATCAAGCGACAGCAGGATTACTGGATCTATCACGGCCACGAGTTTCCGTTCATCGGCTGGAACGAACTGTCGAAGTACCCGACGAGCGAACTGTTCGACCTGATGATGTCGTGCAATCGTACGTCGTTCATACCGCGCGACCACCCGCGCGAAGACGGCTCACTGCTGCCGGATATTCCGCTCGAAGTGTTCGCGACGACTAACCCTTACGGTCCCGGCCACAATTGGATCAAGCGTAGGTTCATCGACGTTGCTCCGCCGGGCCGCGTCGTGCGCAAGACCACGAACGTATTCAACCCGCGAACGCAACGCAGGGAGTCGGTGACCAAGACACAGGTTCGACTCTTCGGCTCGTACAAGGAGAACAGGTACCTCGCGCCCGAGTACATCGCCGAGCTCGAGAACATCACCGAGAACAACAAGCGTCGCGCGTGGCTCTGGGGCGATTGGAACATCGTGGCCGGTGGCGCGTTCGACGACGTCTGGGACGATACCGTCCACATCGTGCCTCGCTTCAAGGTCCCGTCGTCGTGGCGCGTGGATCGCTCGTTTGACTGGGGATCCACACACCCGTTCAGCGTGGGATGGTGGGCGGAGGCCGACGGCACCGAAGCGATCCTGCCGAACGGTAAGAAGTTCGCGCCACCGCGCGGCACGCTCATTCGCATCCATGAATGGTACGGCAGCGCCGACATCGGCACGAACACGGGCCTCAAGCTCAGCGCGAAGAGCATCGCGCGAGGCATCAAGAAGCGCGAGGCCGAACTACGCGCCGGCCAGTGGATCACCGGCACCGTGCATCCCGGCCCCGCCGACAACCAGATCGGCGAGCGTAGGGAGTCGAGCGTCCCGAGCATCAAGACGAAGATGGAGCGCGAGGGAGTCAAGTGGAACGACAGTGACAAGCGACCCGGTTCGCGGAAACAAGGGTTCCAGTTGATGCGCGACATGCTCGAAGCAGCGAAGGACGGCGAAGGACCTGGTCTCTACTTCATGGACCATTGTCGCGCCGCTACTTCGCTCCTTCCCACGTTGCCACGCGACGAAGACGACCCCGACGACATCGACAGCGATTCCGAGGACCACGTCTACGACGACACGCGCTACCGCGTGCTCGCACGCAAGCGAACCACGTCCGTTTCCAGCCTGAGAGGTTGAGCCATGAACAACGTCGCGCACCTGCCCGCGAGTACGTCGTTCTCGCCAGAGCAAGCTCTGCACTCAGCTCTCCAGTTCGCTGACAACGGGGAGCTGAAGGAGGTCATCGTCGTTGGAACACTGGACGACGGCTCGCTGCTGGTGAGGTCATCCGCCATGGCGAGAAGGGACGCGTTGTGGCTCGCCCATCAACTCATCGAGTACGCCATCAACGGAGACAAGTCATGAGCACTGCGCAATCACGCCACCCGATCGAGACGCCCATCGCCGAAGTCGACGCGATGGCCAAAGAATGGCCGATCATCGACGCACTGCTCGGCGGCACGCCGGCCATGCGCGCCGCTGGTGAGTTGTTCCTGCCGCGACGCACGCTCGAAGACCCCAAGGACTACGAGGCGCGGCTGTCCACGTCCACTCTGTTCCCCGCGTTCGAGGAGACGCTGAAGGCGCTCATCGGCCGCGCGTTCTTCGAGCCGATCAAGCCGAAGGAGGACGTGCCATCGTGGATCGTCGAGGAAGTGCTCGACGACGTGGACATGCAGAAGAGATCGCTCAATGACTTCTGCAAGACATGGGCGCGCGACGCCATGGCGTACGGGCTCTCGCACGCGCTCGTCGAGGCTCCGCCGCGCGGCGACGTGCGTACGCTGGAGGAGCAGCGAAAGGCGAAGCTCCGCCCGTACCTCGTCCACGTGAGCGCGAAGCGAATCGTCGGCTGGCGCGAGGAGCGCGGCGTACTCACTCAGCTCCGCGTTCGCTTCACGAAGCGAGTCGAGGACGGCGAGTTCGGTGTCACAGACGTCGAGCAGATTCGCGTCTACACGCGCGCCGACATCGCCACGTACGAGAAGATCAAGGACGCGCAAGGGAAGTTCCGGTGGCAGGAGGCCGAGCGCATTCCCAACGAGCTCGGCGAGATCGCGCTGGTCACGCTCTATGCGAAGCGAACCGGGTTCATGACCGCCGAGCCGCTGCTGCGCGAGCTCGCATACCTCAACGTGAAGCACTGGTGCCAGCAGTCGTCGAACGACTCGCTGCTCGAGATCGCGAGCGTCCCCATCCTGGTGGCCATGGGAATGGATGACGATGCGCAGATCACCATCGGTGCGAAGAGCGCGATCAAGCTCCCGCATGACGGCAAGCTCCAGTTCGTGGAACACACTGGCGCGGCGATCAAGTCCGGACGCGATTCGCTCGAGAGCCTGAAGGACGAGATGCGCGAGGCCGGTGCCAAGCTCCTCGTCAACCCGGCTGGCACGAAGACCGCCACGCAGAGCAGCGAGGAGGCCGCGCGTGAGAACTCGCCGCTCGGCGCGTTCGTCAACGACCTCGAGACCACGATCGGCTCGCTGCTGGACACGGTGGCGAAGTACCGCAACGAGACCTCCGGCGGCACCGTCGAGCTCGTCGCGAATCTCGAGCCGGACGCTGCGCCGCTGGAGTCGATGAAGATCGTCATGGACCTGAACAATCGCGGCATCGTATCGTCCCAGAGCACGTTCGGCGAGGCGCAGCGCCGAGGCATCCTCAGCGAGGAGCTGGAGTGGGAGGACGAGCAGGAGCGTGTCGCGAACGACGAGCCCGTCGCACCGCAACCCGGCGCGAAGCCGGTCGTCGACGACATCGATCCGCTCACTGGCAAGCCGAAGACTCCGGCACCGGGCGCGAAGCCTGTCGTTCCGCCGCAGCAGTGAGGTGAGCCGTGGCCAAGACCGTCACGCAGAAGTACGTCGAGCACGCGCTGCGCCTCATTCGCGTGGCGAACGGGCTCAACGCGTCTTCGACCGTAGACCTGCGCACCATGGCGCGCAAGATCAAGAGCGCCATGGGGACGGCCGACTTCGGCGGGTACTCGAAGAAGGAGCTGAACGCGCTGCTGAAGCAGATCGACACCATCGTGACCAGCGCGTACGCAGGCATCGCGGCGCGCAAGGTCGGCGCAGTGCGACAGCTCATGCCGATCGAGGCGAAGTTCGCCGCACGCGCGAGCGCGTTCCCCACGGTGGCCGGCGAAGCACTCGTCGCGCGCACCGCATCGAACTTCACGCTGATGGGTAGGACGCTCGACGAAACGTTCGCGGTACAGGCGCAGCGGCTCATGGATCGCATGACCGCAGAGATTCGTCTCGCTGCCGAGGCCGGGCAGTCGGGCAAGGAAGTCGTCGAGCGCGTACTCGGCACTGGCAAAGACTTGCGGAACGGTGTCATAGATGACGCCATCCGAAAGGTTCGGGGCGTCGGCGACGCGACTGTCCACTCCGCTGCGGATGCGGGCAGGCGCGCCACCATGGCAGCGAACGGAGTCAATGCGCTGAAATGGCACGCCATCCTGGATCCCAAGGTCTGCATCGAGTGCGCTGAGCGCGCCGGCAAACTCTGGGACATGGATGGTGAGCCGATCGGACATGACATTCCCTACGCGTCGCCGGCGCTCCACCCGTGGTGTCGCTGCATCCTGCTGCCGCAGAAGTTCAAAGACGGACCGCCCGAAGACGGCGGCAAGGACATCGACAAGTTCGACGACTGGCTCGAGACGCTGACTCCCGAGCAGCAGAACGACATCCTCGGCGAAGGCCGCGCCGAGCTCTGGCGCAGCGAAGTCATCACGACGGCCGACCTCATCAACCAGAACGGTCAGGTCGTCACGCTCAGCGAACTGCGCGAAGAGGTGCTCGGCTACCCGACCGAGGCCGAGGAGAGCGAGGCTGCGCAGGTCGGTGACGTCGAGGAGCAGCAGACGGAGCCCGACGCCACTCCGACGACGGAGGAGCAGAGCGCTATCGAAGAGATGTTGGCGGAAGAGCCCGCTGCGCCCTCGCCGATCGAGACGCTGCACGACTACCCGCCAGCATGGGACGAACCGTACAGTACCGAGGCCGGTACCGACGAAGAGACCGGTGCGCCGATCGTAGACATCGGTCACGCGCTGGACTACATCGAGGAACGCCACGTCGAGGCGATGCGGTGGGAGGACGAGCTGTCTGCTGCTCACGACCATTATGTGAAGGACGCTGGCGCACGCGAGCTGAACGAGTACCTGCGCACCGGGCGCGGCAGCGACGAGGCGCGTACGCAGGCCGAGCTCCTTCGCGAACAGATCGCGAACGCTCCGCCGTCTGAGGAAGCGATGCGCGGGTTCCGTGGCGTGTCGTATCGTCCTGACAGCGAGCTCGGTCGTATGCTGGAGTCCATTCGCGTCGGCGACACGTTCGAGGCTGCTGGCCTGACGAGCGTCTCTGCGGAGCCGTACACCGCGAGTTACTTCATCATGCGAAACTCCGACGATCGGCGAATCGACACGTTCATGGAGGTGCGTATGCCTCCCGGAACGCGTGCGATCTCGGGCTCGGTCGGTGAGCGCGAGCTGATCCTCGACCACCGCAGCGCGTTCCGCTTCATCGCCGAAGGACCGCGACAGCTCGTCGATGGCCGCTACCGCCGATTCATCATTCTGGAGCACATCCCCGGTGGATAAGAAGATTCCCAGTCGCTTCACCGACGAAGACACGCTCGTCGCGCGCACTCCCTGCGTCACGTGCGCGCATCGCTTCGCGGACCCTGCGCGCTGCCGCGCGTTCCCCGCTGGCATTCCCAGCGAGATTCGCAGCGGCGCGAACGACCACCGCGAACCGTTTCCTGGCGACAACGGAGTGACGTATGAGCGCCGCAAGTGAGGCCGCACGGGCGCGCGTGCTCAGTGGCCACGAGTACTTCGGCCTCTGCTATGCTGCGCGCGCAGAACGCGCGTCTTCTCCGTGTTCTCAGGACCGGATGGTCCCAATTCTCTCGGTCGGATGACCGTCGCTTCATGGCCGGATGGCCGGTTCCGCAGTTCAAGACCGGATGGTCGTCCTGCTTCCTCGGGCGCGAAGCCCAAATCCCAACGAGCGGAAGCTCAGGAGCTCTACGATGAAACTGAAGATCGATTCCAACGGGAACGCGGTCCTGCAGGACGGGATGCCGGTGTACATCCACGACGACGGGAAGGAAGTTCCCTTCGACGCGGCGAACGCCATGGCGTCCATCAAGCGACTCAACGCCGAGTCGCGGGATCACCGCGTTGCGAAGGAAGAGGCACTCGCGAAGCTCGAGAAGTTCGGCGACCTCGACGTCGAGGCGGCGCGGAAGGCGCTGACCACGGTCAAGAACCTGGACGACAAGAAGCTCGTCGACGCCGGCGAGGTGGACAAGATCAAGGAGTCCATTCGCGGCGAGTACGAGAAGAAGCTCGCGGAACGCGAGGCGCAGCTCACCGAGCTGAACGCCAAGATCTTCAACGAGAAGCTCACGAACACGTTCGCGGGCTCGAAGTTCGTCACCGAGAAGATGGCCATCCCTCCTGACATCGTGCAGTCCGTCTTCGGCGCACGGTTCAAGATGGACGGCGACAAGCTCGTGGCGTTCGACGAGCGTGGCGAGCGCGTGCGCAGCCGCGTCAAGCCGGGCGACGATGCCGACTTCGACGAGGCGCTCAGCATCATCGTGGACGGATACCCGAGGAAGGAGGCGATCCTGAAGGCGGATCAGAAAGGTGGTTCCGGTGCTCCGTCTGGTGGCGGCTCCGGTGGTGGCGGTCCCAAGACCGTCAACCGCGCTCGTTTCGAAACGATGAACGCTGCCGAGCGAATGGACTTCACGAAGAACGGCGGCGTCATCAAGGACTGACCCACAACCTCCACTGAGGAGATGCTGAAATGCCGAACACGCTCACCAATCTCATCCCCGACCTGTATCGCGCGCTCGACGTCGTCAGTCGCGAACTCGTCGGCTTCATTCCGGCGGTCACGCTCGATGCGCAGGCCTCGCGCGCGGCCGTCGGCCAGGTCGTCCGTTCGCCGGTCGCGCCCGCCGCGCCCGCCGAGGACATCACGCCGAGCACGAACCCGCCGGACACCGGCGACCAGACGTTCACGAACAAGACGCTGCAGATCACCAAGTCGCGCGCCGTCCCGTTCCGCTGGACGGGCGAGGAACAGCTCGGCCTGAACAACAACGGTCCCGGCTACCTCACGCTCCGTCAGCAGCAGATGGCGCAGGCGATGCGGACGCTGGTGAACGAGATCGAGGCCGACCTCGCCGGCCTCTTCAAGCTCGCGTCGCGTGCGTACGGCACCGCCGGCACGACTCCGTTCGGTTCGACGCCGAACATCGGCGATTCGGCGCAGATCCTGAAGATCCTGAAGGACAACGGCTGTCCGGACGGTGATCTCCAGCTCGTCGTCGACACGAGCGCCGGTGCGAACCTCCGCTCGCTGCCGAGCCTGTACCGCGTCAACGAAGCCGGCGATCAGGGTCTGCTGCGTCAGGGCATCCTCGGTCAGCTCCACGGGTTCGACATCCGCGAGTCCGGCCAGATCCGCGCCGTGACGAAGGGTACCGGCGCATCGTACACGACGAACACGGCGGGATATGCGGTCGGCACTCGCAGCATCACGCTGATCACCGGCACCGGTACGATCCTCGCCGGCGACACCGTCACGTTCGCGGGCGACACGAACAAGTACGTCGTCGAGACCGGCATCGCCGCGCCGGGTACCATCGTGCTCGCCGCACCGGGTCTGCGTCAGGCGATCCCGACCTCGGCGACCGCCGTCACCGTCGGGAACACCGCGACGTCGAACGTGGCGTTCCATCGCTCGGCGCTCGTGCTGCTCACCCGCGCTCCGGCGCTGCCGGAAGAAGGCGACGCGGCCGACGACCGCATGGTCGTGCAGGACCCGCGCTCCGGCCTCGCCTTCGAAGTCGCGGTCTACGCGCAGTACCGGCGTGTCCGCTACGAGATCGGCATCGCGTGGGGCGTGCAGAACGTGAAGTCGGAGCACTCCGCGATCCTGCTCGGCTGAGCCCTGATCCTGGTCGCTGTTCTACGGGCTCGGCTGCTAGCGCGGCCGAGCCCGATTCACTCACCGTTCACCTAGGAGAACGATCATGACCAAGAAGACCACGAAGGCGGCGAGCGAAGCCGCTGCCGCTGCCGACAAGGCTCGTGCCGAGCGCGAGCAGGCCGAGGCCGCGCGTGCGAACGCCGAACAGGCTGCCGCCGATGCGAAGGCCGCCGAGGAACTCGCCGAGCGCGAGCGAATCGAAGCCGAGGAAGCCGAAGCCGCTGCCGCCGCTGCCGCCGCGAACGAGGAGCGTGCCAAGCGTCTCGATAGCGAAGCGACGGTGCCGATGCGGCGCAAGAACCCAGCGTACGCCGGCGACAACGAGGTGATCGAAGCGCTCCCGGACGAGGTCGCGAACTGGGAAGCCTGCGGCTGGACCCGCGTCGCCTGAACTAGGAGCGTCCCATGTCTCTCATCGTCGAAGACAATACGGGTCTCGCGAACGCCGAGTCGTACATCTCGATCGCGGATGCCGACGTGTACCTCGCGAACATGGGACGCACCTCGTGGGCGGCTGCGACCACCGCTGCGAAGGAGATCGCTCTTCGCAAGGCGACGCAGTACATCGACACGGCGTACTCGTTTCGCGGTGCGCGCGTGCGCGGGGACTTGCAGGCTCTGGAGTTCCCGCGCGATTCCGGCTATGAGGAGTGGCCGGTGAAGCGTCTGCGCGACGCGTGCTGCGAACTCGCGGTCATTGCACTCGGCGAAGAGCTGGTTGTGGCGAACGAGGACCGTCCGGTCACGCAGGAAACGGTCGGCCCGCTGAGCGTGACGTACGGAGCATCGCGGTTCTCGGGACAGAAGCGATTCGTTCACGTGGATCGCCTGCTCCGCCCGCTCACGCGCGGTGGTGTCGGTGGTTCGTTGAGGCTGGAGCGCGCGTGACATGGCGAACCCGCTCTACATCAAGCTGAGCGCGACCGCGCTGGCGCTGCTGAAGAAGTTCGGCGCGCCACTGATGCTGTCCGGACCGCCGGTTCGGCAGGTCGCCGGACTGCGCATCTCGCAGATGGAGCGGACGCTCGGCGACTCTGGCGTCATGGTCGGCGACTGGAAGTACATTCTCGCGGCCACCACGACGCCGGAAGGCGGCGACCCGGTGGTCACCGACAGCCGCCCTGAAGTGACAGAGCGCCTCGTGGATGGTGACGAGCAGTTCGTCATCGTCTACGTGGAGCCCATCAAGCCTGCCGAAACAGTTCTGGCATGGTTCGTCTACGGGAGGCTCGGCTGATGACCACGCTCAGCGCCATCGTCGACGACAGCGAGATGCTCGCCACCTTCGCGAAGGTTCTCGCGGAGACGGCGGGCAGTCCCGAGTCGTACTCCAAGATCGCGGAGCTGCTGCACGACCGCATTCGCGGCACGTTCCGCGAGATGACGGATCCGTGGGGACAGCCGTGGCCACCACACTCGCCGGTCACGCTGGCCGCGCGCGAGCGTGCAGGCGAAGCGAGCGTACAGATGCTCATTTCGAAGGGAGCGATGTACGCGTCCATCAAGGCGTCGTCGACTCCGCAGCAGGCTGTCATCGAGGCCGGCGAAGGCATCGAGTACTTCAACGTTCATCAGTTCGGGAACCCTGACAACAAAGCATGGGGGCGAGGCAGCGCGCCCATTCCCGCGCGCCCGATGTTCCCGATGCGTGACGAGCGTGAAGCAGCGTTCCCGGCCGACTGGCTCGAAGAGGTCATGATACCGCTTCGTGAGGCGATTCAGGAGGCTGCGCAGTGAACGCTCGACTCACGCTCACCGACATCGCCGCGCGCATTCGCACGGAGCTCAACGACGCGACGATACACGTCGGCACGTCCTACGACCGCGACTACATGACCGCGTTCACGAAGACGTACCCGGCGGTCTGGGTCGCTGCGCAGCGGCTCACGCCGATCGACACCGGGCGCGGCTACTCCGGTCTCTACCGGCAGCACGCGCGCGTCGAGTTCGTCGTGAACCTGGTCGTGCAGCGGTACGCCGAAAATCAGCCCGAGGTCGAGGCTGCACTCAACGAGCTTCACGATGCGGTCTGTGCCGCGCTGCTCGGTTGGACGCCCACGAGTGCGAGCGAACACGTTGTCCTCGTGTCGTCGCAGGACGGACCGCCGAGCCAGACGCTGTCCACGGTCAGCATCATCTTCGCTGTCACCACCACCTACCAGAGGACCGCACCATGAGCAACAAGTCCAACAAGGATCCCTCCCTGCTCATTCCCACGCCGACCGCTGGCGGCTGCTACACGCTCGTCGATGGGAAGCTCGTTCGCGACGAAGACCTCGCGAAGCCGACTCCCCCCGAGTCGACGCCGCAGGAAGTCCCCGCGAAGACGGTCGTCAAGAAGTAGTCCGCGCTTCGGCGCATCAACGAGGAGTAACGCGTCATGGCTCAGCCCGCATTGGATTTCTTCAAGCGTCGCGGTGTCGCCGTCAAGGCCGAAGTCACGGAGAACGTCGATTCCGTGCCGGTGGCCGGCACGAACGGCATCATGCTGATGAACGGCAAGTCCGGCACCGAGTTCGACAAGAAGGAGCGGATGGTCGATCGCGCCTTCTTCACCGGTGACCCGTTCTCGGTCTCCAACAAGCGCGCCTTCATCGAAGGCGAGTTCGACCTGTACTCACCGTCGGTCCCCGGCGTGGCGGTCACCGGTGTCGCCGACGTCGCGCCGGTCCTCCTGCCGTGCGGCCTCGCGCAGACGCTCACGGGCGCGACCAACAAACAGTCGCAGTACAACCCGATCAGCACCGCGATCCCGACGGTCTCGGCGTACTTCTGGCACGTCGACACGCTGAAGAAGCTCACCGGTGCGCGCGGCAACCTGAGTTCGCTGAAGATGGAAGTCGGCGAGCGCTACAAGGGAACGCTGCGCCTTCAGGGTAACTACACGACCGTCACGACGCAGGCTGTCCCCGCGATCACGCTACCGTCGACGGTTCCGCCGGTTTCGACCTACGCGAACTCCGTCGCGTACATTGATCCGGACGGCGCCGGTGGCGGCGCGGAGCTGCTCGTCTGGTGCAAGATGTTGGAGCTCTCCTTCAACAATGCTCTCACGTCGAAGGAGTACACCAGCGTCATCTTCCAGTCGATCAGCGATCGCAAGGCGACGTGGAAGATGCGGATCGCGCGCACCGATCTCGCGGACTTCAACCCGTGGACCGTGCGCGACGCCGGCACCATCATCACCGGTCGCTTCCGCACCACCGAGACCGGCACGCTCTATAGCCAGCTCTCGTTCCGTGGCCAGATCGAAGCGATCGACGAAGTCGACATCGACGGCGACTACGGGTGGGAGCTGTCGGGTCCGTGCATCGCGTCGAACGCCGGCGGCGACGAGTTCCGCATCCTGTTCGGCGACTCGACCGGCGTCTAAGGAATTCATGGCGCAAGGACGCGCCTTACTCACCAGGAGATCACCATGCGACTGTTCATCGCCATCACGCTACTCATGCTGGCCGGCTGCGCCAGCACCAGTCTCACGCGCGTCTACGAAGGTCCCGATGGTCGCCCGATCACCGAGACCGTCAGCGGGTCTGCCGCGTCGTACAGCATCTACACCGAAGCGAGCGTTCGCGTCGCCGAGGCGCAGAGCCGTTCTGCGGCCAGTGCGCCCGTCGCAGCCTGTGCGCCCGGCGACAGCGTCTGCGCGGTCGCAGTGGCCGGGTTCGGTGCCATCGCCGCGATGCAGGCGCGCCAGCCGGTGAACCTCGCCCCTCCGCCGCGCGAACGCGACTTCGGCGAGAAGGCTCGCGACTTCCTCACTGGCGCTGCCGCCATCGCGGTGCCGGCGTTCGGCGCGTACACGAACCTGAAGTCGCAGGAATACGCGCGCGACGAGCGCGAGTACTTCTACGACTTCCTCGGGCGCAACGCCGAAGCCTACGCCGAAGCCGGTCCGCGCATCACCGTCGGTGGGAACTACGGCGATACGTTCGGCGACAACTATACCGGGCGCGATCGCAGTGAAACGAACATCGGCGACAACTATACCGGGCGCGACCGCACCGAAACGAACATCGACATCGGCATCGGCGGCGACAACATCGGGCGCGACGACAACGAGAACTCGTTCAACGGCGCTCCGTGTACCGTCACGCTCGGAAACGGACAGACGACCACTGGCACGCTGAGTCCATCGGGTACCTGCGTCGCAGGCTCCGGTGGCGGCTGAACCGCTGGCGCATCCCGCGCTGGCTCAACTGAGGAGAAGTCCATGCTGACACTGAAAGCGATTTCCACCGTCGAGCTCCGCGTCGACATCGCGATCCCGCCGGAGAACCCGGTCATCAAGGGATTCCTGACGTGTGACGCGGTGGTCCGGAGCAAGGCGCAGATGCAGGAGCTCACCGAGCGAATCGAGAGCGGTGACTTCGCCAGCGATTCGCAGGTCCTCATCGACGGCGACCTGTACCGCAACATCCGCGGCCTCGTGAACACCGAAGGCAAGGAGCTCAGCGGCGCCGACGCGGTGAAGGAATGCACCGAGGGCCCGTTCGGGATGTACCTGACGCAAGCTCTGGTGAAGAAGTACTTCACGCACTTCGGCGAGGCGCAGGCAAAAAACTCGCCGAGGTCGCGCGGGCGCTGATGGGCGAAGGGTCGCTGATACGGCGACTCGACGACCAAGAAGAGGAACGCTCAGCGGCACCGGCTCAACAGGTTGAGGCCGCTGAGTTCTTCGCACCAGACACGGCGCGGCAAGACGAAGACACCGCGCAGGAGTTCATCGAGGTCTTCGAGTGCAACGTCGAGTCTGCGGTGGTGTTCCTCCAGTGCAGGTTCGATAGTGCGGTAGGGATGGGTGGAGTAGTACCGCTCGGCATCTCGGCTACGGAGATCCGATCCGCCTGTCTCCTGCTGCGCATACCGCGTGACCGCCATCCAGAACTGCTTGAGAACGTGCGGCTGATGTCTCGCGCCGCGTGCAAGATGCTTTCAGAGCGAAGGGGAACGTGACATGTCGGCGACGCTCGTCTTGACCGTCAAGGGTGACGGTACGCTCGCGGTGAAAGAGCTCGAGAAGGTCAAGGAGGGCGCTCGTAAGAGCATGTCCGCTGCCAAGGAGGAGGTGAACAAGCTCGACGATGCGATTGGCAAGGTTCGCAAGAACGTCGTCGGGTTTGCCGCCTCCTTCGTTTCGCTTCAGGCGCTGAGCGGCATCTTCAAGTCCATCATCGCGAACGTATCGGAGGCCGACTCCGCGATGCGCCAGACCGAGGCGCGTGTTCGTGCCACTGGCGGAGCCGCCGGCTTCACTGCCGGGCAGCTCGCGGCCATGGCGTCACAGCTCCAGAGCGTGACCACGTACGGCGACGAGGCGATCCTCACCGCCGAGACGCTGCTGCTCACGTTCAAGAACGTTCGTGGCGATACGTTTCAGCGCACGACCGCCGCGATCCTCGACATGGCGTCGGCCATGGGGAGCGATCTACAGAGCGCCGCGTTCCAAGTCGGCAAAGCTCTGCAGGACCCGGCGCGCGGCGCTCAATTGCTCCAGCGCGCTGGCGTGCAGTTGAGCGCTTCGCAGAAGGAGATGGTGAAGGACTTCACCAAGAGCGGCGAAATCGTCAAGGCGCAGAGCGTCATCCTCGACGCACTCGAAGAGCGTTACAAGGGAGCCGCCGCTGCCGCGCGCGACACGTTCGCAGGCGCGCTCGCTTCGCTGAGGAACGCGTTCGGCGATCTGCTCGAAGGAGACGGCGCGAGCATCCCCGGGTTGAAGTCCGCGCTGGAGGAGGTCATCAAGGTTCTCCAGAGCGACGAGGTGAAGCGAGGCTTCGCAGAGCTCGTCAATGGCGTGCTTCGCGCGCTGCCGCCGCTCATCAGCGGCCTCAGCGGCGTCGCGAGCGGCATCGCGGCCATCGGTCCGCATCTCGGCGTGATCATCCCGCTGCTGAAGACCGGCGTGACCATCGGTCTCGCATACGTCGGTGTCTTTCGCGTGCTGCCGGCCATCTACGCTGCTGCGGAGGTCGCCGCGTGGCGACTGGCCGCTGCCGCTACCGCAACGAACGCGGGTCTGCTGGCCAGCATCAAGAACGTCGGCATCCTCAAGAGCGCGTTCGGCGTGCTCGCTGCCGCGTTCGCCGGCTGGCAGATCGGCACCATGCTCCGCGAGCAGTTCCTCGAGGTGCGTCTCTTCGGCATCGCGATGATCGAAGGACTGCTCGTCGGCTGGGAGCGGTTGAAGCAGGGAGCCGCGATCGCGTGGGAAGGTATCAAGGCTGTCGTCGTTCCCATCATCAACGGCATCAAGGTGGAGTTCGGCAAGTTCATCGCCGACGTGGTCGATGGCATCGAGAAGATGCAGGCGCTGCTCGGCGTGGACAGCGAGAGCGGTAAGAGCCTGGTCGCGAGCATGCGAGGTTTCAGCGAAGAGCTCATGTCCTCCGCGGACAGCAGCACTTCGTTCAGCGATGCTGTCGCCAAGATCAACGCCGACACCGATGCCGCCATCGCGAGCATCAAGACGGTGACCGGCGACATGGCGGAGTACGAGATCTCCGCGGACGCCGCTGCGAAAGCGACCGACGGTGCGGCCGAAGCCGCTGCGACCGCCGCGCCGGAGTTCGACGTGCTCGCCGAGGAGACCGGCCTCACGAACGACCAGATGAAGGAGCTGAAGACCACTCTCGCGGGCATCCAGACCGTGCTGCTTCAGCAGGCGAAGGTCCTCGGCGACGACGTCACGAACGCTGCTCTGGACTACGCTTCGGCGATGGTGCAGATCCAGACGCTGGAGGAGTCGCTCATCGACCTCGGCAAACTGGATGCCGCCACGCAGCGCGACCTCGCCATCGCGCGCGAGCAGGCGCACAAGATCTTCCAGCAGAACCTCGCGGCCATCGAGCGACGACTGCCGGCTGATCGCAAGCTCCTCGCCGACATGGATGAGGAGATCTCGCTGCTGCGCATGAGCGCGCGCGAAGGCCGCGTCGAGGAGCAGGTGCGGCGCGCCATCAACGACGCCATCGCGGAGAAAAAGCCTCTCAGCACTGAGCAGATCGCTCGCCTGCGCGAGGAGGTTGCTGCGCGACTGGACGTGATCGACACGCTGACCGCCAATCGCGCGGCGATCGACGACTGGAACTCGCTGGTCGAGAGCGGTAGCGCGCAGGCTGCCGACGCCTTCGGCGAGTTCGCTGTCGAAGTGCTGTCGGACTTCGACAACATCGAAGGCGCGTTCGAGAACTTCGGTGACTCGCTCATCGACATGGCGAAGCGTACCGTCGCGCAGCTCATCAGCGAGTTCATGCGTCTGTCCATCATCAACCCGCTCTTCAACCAGATTCTCGGCACCGCGCTCCCGACCGGCGGCGGAATGCTCGGGAATCTGACCGGGGCGGGTAGCGGCGCGGCGTCGTTCCTGCCGCTGGCCGCTGCGGCTGCTGGCGGTCTGTACGGGTTCACGAACCGTGGCCGCTCCAACGGCAGCGGCGGCTCGCTCGCTGGCGCTGCGGCGTACGGTGGTCTCGCGTACGCTGGCGGCACCATCGCGCTCGGCGCTGCCACTGGCGCGTCGCTCGCGTCTGCGGCTGGCGGCACTGCCATCGGTGGCGCGGTCAGCGGTGGTGTCGGCGCGGCTGCGGCGCTCGGACCGGTGGCCATCGCGCTCGCGGTCGCCGCCATCATCGACATGATCAGCGGTGGCAAGCTCTTCGGCACTCGCTACCGCGCCGAGGACAGCGGCACCACGTTGTCTGTCGGTCCGCAAGGTGGCGACGCCAGTGCGTACCTCTCGGAAGTGCGTCAGCGCTCGCTGTTCCGTGGTCGCCAGTGGCGTACTACCTCGGTCGATCCTGGCGACGAAGCGCGACAGGCCGCGTCCGACCTGTTCAACTCCATCAACGACGTGATGGTGCGCGCGGCGCAGTCGCTGAAGACCGAAGCTCCCGAGATGATCGAGGCTGCGATCCGCACGGTCACCGAGTACGACAAGAAAGGCAAGGTCAAGGCGACGAAGATCTTCGTCGACGTCATCGGTCGCACGTGGGAGGAGGCGACCGCCGATCTCGCGGCCACGCGCATCGCTGCCGAAGGCATCATCAAGACGATCGACACCGTCATGGGCGGCGTCGCCACCGAAGTCGCCGAGCGCTGGCGCGGCGATGCCGAAGCGCTCATGGACGGCGCGCGCCTCATGCTCGCAGCGAGCGTGGACATTCGCGAAGGTGCGTCTCTGCTCGGCGAGGGCTCATCGCTCACGCAGGTCGTGGATTTCGTGGAAGACATGGCGCGCGCCGGCGAGCCGCTGGTGGATACGTACACGCGTCTCGTGACTGCGACGCGGCTGCTGGAGGACGCCACCGGCCTGCTCGGTGTGACGATGGACCTCAACCGCCAAGAGTTCGTCGAGTTCGCTGCCGACATCGCCGACGCGGCTGGCGGCATCGACGAAGCCTCGCGTCTGTGGAACCGGTTCTTCAACGGGTTCTTCTCGCAGAGCGAACTGCTGTCGCGACAGGTGGAGCGTCTCGGCGCTGCTTCCTCGAACCAGCTCACCGCGCTCGGTCTCGATCCCGACATCACGTTGCGCGAGTTCCGCGAAGCCTTCACCGCGGCCATGCCGACGCTCACCGACGACGAGATCGTGCAGTGGCTCCGCGCCGGCGACGCGCTGCTGGCGTTCACCGAAGTCAGCGAGCAGTATGCGAACTCGCTCGGCGTCGCGACCGACGAAGTCAGCGGTCTCGGCACTGACTTCTATCAGGCGATGCGGTACATCATCGACAGCGGGAACGCTGCCGCCGAGGCTGCGACCGAGGCTGGTGCCGGCGAGGCGCGGCTGGCGTGGATTCACATGCAGACGGCGCGACAGGTGTCCGCCGCCATCGACATCCTCCAGCAGCGTACGCGCGATCTCATCGCTCGACTCTACGGTGGCGTACCGGGTTCGCTCGACGCGATCAACGCTCGTATCGCAGAACTCGAGGGCTCTGGTCGCGATCTCGGTGATGGTGTCGGCGGCGTCACTCGCGCAACGGACAACCTGTTCGCACGCTGGCAGCGCGGTCTCGAGAACATCCAGAAGTTCCTCGATTCCATGCTGCTGAACACGCAGATCACGACGCTCACGCCCGAGCAGCAGATGCGCGAGGCCGCTGCGCAGTACGCGTCGGCGCTGACTGCGGCGCGCGGCGGCGATGCGACGGCGCTCGAGAATCTGCCGCAGCTCGCGCAGCAGTACCTCACGCTCGCTCGCTCGTTCTTCTCGAGCGGCGACGACTACACTGCCATCTTCGAGCAGATCCGCGACGACCTGCGCAGCGTCAGCGGCGTGACTCTGCCCGGCGGCGAGCTCGGCGGGCCGAATACGGTGCAGCTCGTTCCGTCCGACGAACTGCGGCAGCTCTACGCAGCGCGCGACGCGGCCACTGCGCAGCAGGACGCGATCAATCGAACGCTCCTGGCCATGGACCTGTCGGCCAACCTGCGCGACCTCGCTGGTGCGCTGGACATCAGCGTTCTCCAGCTCGCGGAAGACATGGGCGTCAACCTCCAGATGCTCGCGTCCGACCTCGGCGTGAACCTCGAGGACCTGAACGCGCAGAGCGTCGAAGCGCTCGCGGCGATGGCTAGCGGT